CAAAAGGGCAGACCGATTGGAATTGAAGATGCGTTAAAAGGTGCTAATCCTTTTTACAATGGCAGAAATGGTGCGCAGGGTGATTTTTCAGAGAATTGCCAGCGTGCCGTTGTTGCGTATGAGTTACGGCGCAGGGGATATGATGTTTTGGCACTTCCTACTTTCCAGGGTGATAATTTACCAGCAGGAGGAAGATGGCAGGGTGCATTCCAGCACGCAAAAACAATCAATGTTGGTTCATCTAATCCTAAAACTGCACAGGCTAATCTTGAAGCACAGATGAAATCGTTCGGCCCCGGTTCACGTGGTATTGTAAGAATACCCGGTCATGTGTTTAATGTGGAAAATGTACGTGGCAAAGTGCGTTATGTGGATGCACAGACCAACACAATCTATAATTCCAACAATGTATTTTCAAGAGTTGGCAAAAATTCCACACAGATCCAGTTGATACGCACGGATAATCTGCGCTTATCAGACAGGGCAAAGAAGTCTGTTACACCTACTACAGATACTGTTCGGATGATCGTAAATCGGAGAGAAAACAAGTAAACAAGTACAAGGATAAGGAGTGATTGTTATGTTGAATTATGATAACTGCAAACAGATTGCAATGAAAAAGGCGGAAAGCTACAACACCAGCATTGACAAGGCATATCTGATCAATGGGGATTATGCCTTTGATACAAAGGAAGAATTTATTGGGATATTCCCGGTTGTGATCCGAAAAAAGAATGGTGATATGTTCGGATTGTGGGAATATCTTAATAAAGTCGATCTGACGATGGATGATATGTGTGTGGTAAACCTTGAAACAGGCGAAATGGAAGTGGAGGAATGATATTGGAGGTGTGAATTATGGGTAAGAAACCAACAGGAAAGCCAAATGGCAGACCTCATGCAAATATTGATCAGATACAATTTGAAAAGCTGTGTGGGATTCAATGCACAAAGGAAGAAATTGCAGACTGGTTTTTTGTGGATGAAAATACATTGAATGCATGGTGCAAACGTGTGTACGGTCACGCTTTTTCAGTTATTTACAGGCAAAAAAAAGGAATGGGCAAAATTTCCTTGCGCAGATCCGGGTTTGAAATGGCAAAAGTCAATCCTACTGTGCATATTTTCTATGCAAAAAATCACCTTGGAATGACGGATCATGTTGAGATACAGGATAATACGGCATTGGATAAACTGGATGAAATTATCAAAGAGGTAAAGGCGAATGCAGTTCAGCGATAAGCAGTATGAATTTATGCGGCTGGCAGATCACCGATATAATTTTAAGATCGGTGCTGTGCGTTCGGGCAAGTCTTATGGCGATATTGCGTTTGAAATCCCTTATAGGTTGCGTGCCGTTAAGGATGAGCCGGGCCTAAATGTAATCATGGGCGTTTCAAAGGAAACGATAGAACGAAATGTTCTCCAGCCGATGAGAGAGATATACACGGATCAGATCGTTGGCACGATAAACTCACGCAATCAGGCATGGGTTTGTGGTGTTCAGGTTTACTGCCTGGGTGCGGAAAAGTTGAACCAGGTATCAAAAATACAGGGTTCGTCTATTAAATACTGCTATGGTGATGAAATTGCAAAGTGGAATAAAGAAGTATTTGCAATGTTACAATCCCGACTTGATAAGCCGTACAGTAAATTTGATGGTGCTTGCAATCCAGAATATCCGGGGCATTGGCTGAAAGAGTTCCTTGACCGTGAAGATATAGACCTTTACTTGCAGAAATACACGATTTTTGATAATCCGTTTCTTGATCCTGCATTTGTAGAAAATCTTTGCAAAGAATACGCAGGCACAGTATATTATAAACGGTATATCCTGGGTGAATGGGCAATGGCAGAGGGCCTTATTTATCCGATGTATTCCACAGTTATTGAAGATGTACCGTCTGATACTGCTGATAGATATGTTTTGTCCATTGATTATGGCACAATGAATGCATTTGCAGCGTTGTTATGGGAATTGCACGGCAATGTTTGGTATGCGTCCGGCGGTTACTATTATTCTGGGCGTGATGCTGGTGCAAGCAAAACGGATGATGAATATTTACAGGATATGGATAAATGGCTGGATGAAATCAATATTCCTAGACCTTTGGAAACAATCATAGATCCGTCTGCTGCCAGTTTCATTACGTTATTGCGTAAGCAGAACCACAGATACAAGGTCCGTGCAGCAATCAATGATGTTATGGATGGCATACGTGAAACGGCAGTTGCTATGCAACGTGGATTGATCAAAGTTTCTCCGTACTTGAAAGAATGGAAAAAAGAGGTTGAGGGTTATGTATGGGATGAAGATGTAATAGAGGATAAGCCTGTAAAGGTAAATGATCACTATATGGATTCTATGCGTTATTTTGTAAAAACGCTGGGAATAGCAAAGATAAAAACACAGTTCACACCAATTTTCATGCATTAGGAGGTAGAAAATGCGTACTTATGAAGATTTGCAAAGAATAGATGATACAGATGCAGAACGTATGGCATTTGTTTTATCAGCTATTTTTGAGCATAAATCCACAGATGCGTATAAAGAGGCAGATACAGCATACGATTATTTCAGGCGTAGAAATAAGACAATCCTGGAATATCAGAAACTGTTATATACATTATCTGGTGAAGCCGTGCCGGATAACTATAGCGCAAACTATAAGTTCTGTAATTCGTTTTTCAGGGTGTTTGTCTTGCAGGAAGTAGGCTATTTGCTAGGCAATGGCGTTACGTTCGGTGATGATGCCACAAAAAATGCCCTGGGTGGTCCTGAATTTGATCGTGTGCTGATGAAAGCAGGCACTATGGCATTATGGGGCGGTGGTGCGTTTGGCTTTATGAATAAGGATCACGTGGATGTGTTCTCCATGCGTGAATTTGTGCCGTTATTCGGGGAAGAAGATGGGGCCTTGCACGCTGGTATCAGATGGTGGCAGATTGATGATGCAAAGCCACTCCGTGCGACTCTTTATGAAGAGGATGGGTACACGGATTATATGTGGTACAAGCAGGAAGATAGCAAGAATGGAACTGTGCAAAAGGGTGAAATTTTACATCCAAAACGTCCGTACGTGGAAACGGTTATTTCTACCCCGGCAGATGGGGAAGAGATTATGGACGGGCAGAATTACCCCGGCTTTCCTATTGTGCCGTTATGGGGCAATGAGGCACGGCAGAGCGAACTTACAGGCTTGCGTGAAAAGATTGATGGTTACGATCTGATACAAAGTGGTTTTGCGAATGATCTTGATGAGGCTAGTATGTTCTACTGGACAATCAACAATGCCGGGGGTATGGATGATATCGACCTTGCAAAGTTTGTAGAGCGTATGAAGGTGGTACACGCAGCGGTTGTGGATGATAGCGGTTCACACGCAGAGGCACACACGATGGATGTACCGTACCAGGCACGGCAGACAGCACTTGCAATGATCCGTGATTCCTTGTATCAGGATGCAATGGCACTCGACACAGACAAACTTTCCGCAGGATCAATCACCGCAACGGCGATCCGTTCCAGCTATGCAAACTTGGACCTGAAATGTGATGATTTTGAAACGCAGGTGACGCAGTTCATTAAAAGTTTGCTGAATTTACTTGGCATTGAAGATGAGCCGACTTACAAGCGCAATCAGATTATCAATGTTGGCGAAGAAACGCAGATGGTTTTACAGGCGGCACAGTATTTGGATCAGAAAACGATTCTGAAACACCTGCCGTTCTTATCCCCGGATGAACTGGATGATATACAGGAAAGATTAAAAGAGGCAGAGGCAGAGCGTTTTGAACAGGAACAGGCAGATTATGAAGGAAAGCTGGATGAGGCGCATAAGCATATTTCAGGGGGCAAATAATGGCTGATGATGCTAGGCAGTACACAGATGCAGAACTGTATGAAATTGAAAAGGAACTGGAACAGATTTACAAGCGATCCCAAAAGGAACTGATGGAAGAATGGGATAAGTACATGAAAGATATTTCAGTTACCCTGGGTGCGCTGTGGCTTGCCTACCAAAATGCGCCGGATGATGCCACACGCACACAGGCACTAAAGGATTATCAGGATGCAGTACAAAATAAGACCTTGCGCAATCAGTGGTACAGGAAGATGGTGGAGAACACCACACGCAGGCTTGCACACGTGAACCAGATAGCGGCTGATTATGTCAATGGGCGCATACCAGATATATACTATGTCAACTACCAGCAAGCAGCACAGGAACTGTTTGCCTCCGGGTTTGATATTCCGCAGATGCAAACTGCCTGGGATATCAGATCCGAGCAGACAATGCAAAACCTTGCTATGGGTAACATTGACCTACCAACACGCAAGGTAAATACTGTAAAAGATATGGTATGGAATATGCGGCAGATCAATTCCACAGTATTGCAAGGCGTTCTGACGGGTGAAAGCATTAGTGATATCACCAAAAGATTGATGCCGATTGTGAATAACAATGAAAAATCAGCAGTTCGTGCAGCACGTACAATGGTTACAGGGGCAGAAAATAAGGGCAGGCAGGATAGTTATAACGATCTTGAAAGCGAAGGGGCCGTTCTGAATAAGGTATGGATTGCCACGCCGGATGCAAGGGTTCGTGATTGGCACTTGTCTATGGATGGGCAGGAAGTAGGCATTCACGATAAGTTTACAGATGGAAATGGTGATAAATTGGATTATCCCGGTGATTCAAAGGCCCCAGGGCGTACAGTATGGAATTGCAGATGCACAATGCGTTCACAGATCCTAGGTTTTAGGCGTTCAGATGGCACGATTCAGCCACTAAAACGGCATGAGCATAATGGTTTACACCAGCAACAAATAGCGCAGGAAAAGGCAAACAGGGGGTAAATATGGCAGATAAGATAGAGTTTGAAGTAGTAAGCCACGTGGATGAATTTATGGAGGCAGTAGTGGGTAAAATGCCACTGATACTGAAATCCATAGGAATGACTTGTGAGGGGTATGCCAAAGAGGATTGCCCGGTGGACACAGGCTTGCTACGAAACTCTATCACGTTTGCGATATCCGGGGAAACTCCAGAAATTACAAGCTATTCCGCCGATAAGCCTGATGATCAGGGCGTAGTGCAACACGGCACTTATGATGGGAACACAGAGCCGGAAGAAAAGGAAAAGTGTTATTCTTTGCTTGTGGGCAGTAATGTGAAATATGCTCCGGCACAGGAAATGAACGAAAATTATAATCATACTGTAGGAAAAGCGCATTTTTTAAGGGATGCAATGCAAAACCACAGGGATGAATATAAGGAGATCATAGAGGCAGTAATTTTAACCGTGCCGGGTGTAAATGGGAACTGATCGTGAAAATTTTGTGTTTTTTTTGAATGGCTGGATGCAAAATTCCAGCCGTTTTTTTTTGCTTTTTTCATAAAATTTTCAAATTTTTTTTGTGTTCAAACTGTGTTCAAATTGTGAACATTCTGTGAAAACTACTCACAAGTGCAAAATAACATTTTGCAAACAAACATGCGTTCTATCGAACGTGTATTCTATGTTATAAAAACCGTTGACATTTACGGCAAAGAAGTGTGTAGGATGTGAAAAATCCTACACACCCGAAAAAGTGTAATATATTGTTTTATATGTCAACTGTTTCTATTGGTTTTTATCTATTTTATTATATTTATATTTTTTTTATGTGTAGTATTTTTGTGTAAAATAAAATTCATGTAGAAAAAATAAATTACATGAGATTAATATAGAAAAGGGGTAAAATCGTACATCATACACACTTATCCTACACACACACCAGGGGCATCGCAAAGGGTGAAAACTACAAAGAGAAAGAAAGTTGCTATATAGCAAAAACAGAAGTGCTAAATAGCAAAAACAAAAGTGCTAAATACGAAGAGAATAGAATAGAAGAGAATAGAAGAGGAATAGAAGAGGAAAAGAAAAGAAAAGAAGAGAAGAAAGAGAAAGGCGTTGACATTTGTGGATAAAATATGGTACGCTATACCAAAGGGCAATTTAGCCTTATAATCTAATCCCGAAGCACAGGGACCGAAGAAAAGGAGATTGTGGAAATGGCACTTTGGAAAGAGATCGCAGGATATGACGGTTTATATCTTGTGAGCGATGAGGGGAAGATTTTTTCACTCCCACGTGTTGTGTCTAATCATCGCGGCGAATATGTGCGTGAAGGTCGCATATTAAAACCGGGATTACGTGGCAAAGATGGATTGATGTATGAGTTTGTTGTCTTGCATAAAGACGATATATCAGACAAAAAATCAGTTCATCGGTTGGTTGCAGAGGCATTTGTGGATAATCCGAACCAGAAAGAGTTTGATGTCGTAAATCATATCGACCACAATACTCTGAATAATCGGGCAGATAATCTCGAATGGTGCGATCAGCAATATAACAACGAATACGGACACAATAAAGCAGTTCAACAGTTTACGTTGGACGGCGTAATGATCGCAGAATATAAAAGCATAACTTATGCAAGCCAGATAACAGGCATAAATCGAAGATCAATAAACAATGTTCTATCGGGATATGCACAGACGGCAGGCGGTTATGTTTGGGAATATGCGATCAAGGAAGGAGATGATTAAATTGGCACTCACTCGTAAGATGTTAGCGGCAATGGATATTCCGGCAGAAAAGATTGATGAAATCATTCTGGCGCACACGGAAACGGTATCAGCACTCAAAGAACAGATCGAAACGCTGAAAGCAGATGCAGGCAAATTGCCGGATGTGGAGAAGAAACTGGCTGATGCGGAACAGAAGATCAAGGATGCTGATGCGGCTGGATGGGAAAAGAAATACACCGACTTGAAATCCGAGTATGACGTGTATAAGACCGATATCGAAACAAAGGCAGCGAAAACAGCCAAAGAAACGGCTTACAAAAAACTGCTGATGGATGCCGGGGTTTCTGAAAAGCGTGTAGGTGCAGTTCTGAAAGTGACGGATCTGGGTTCTGTGAAAATGAATGAAGATGGTTCTATTCAGGATGCAGATAAGATCACGGAAAGTGTCAAAACGGAATGGGCAGACTTTATCGAAACAAAGCAAAGCAGAGGTGCAGAAGTTGCACAGCCGCCTGCCAATAATGGCGGTGATGTTTCAAAGCCTGTAAGCAGAGCCGCAAAAATGGCGGCACAGTTCAATGCAGAACACTATGGGATGAAGGAGGATTAAGGTTATGGCTTTTATCGGAGCAGGTACAAAAGGTACTGTTTATGCACCGGGTTATTTCCTGGAAGCAAATGATAAAGATTGCGTGCGTGAAACACGTGAAATTGCGCAGAGTGGCGCAGTTGAGGTTGCAGATGGCACAAAGTACGTGCCGATGGGTACGGCTTATCCGTCCAATGATAGCAATGCAATCGGTCTGACTTATGAGGATGTGGATGTAACTACTGGCAATATGCCGGGTTCGGTTGTTACAAAGGGTATTGTTTACGAGGATCGTTTGGCGATCACGGGCGCAAACTATAGCGCAGTTACGCTGAAAAATCTTGTTTCCCCGAAGGCACAGGGATGGTATGAGAGTGATGGTCAACCTACTCCGACCTACACACTTTCCACGGATGAAACTGTGAATACTTCCAAGACCTACTACGAAAAGGACGGCGATGACTACAGCGCAGTTTCTGACTATGCAGCAGTTCTGAATCCGAGTGCAGAGGGCTGGTATGAGAGTGATGGTGGTTCTGGTTATGAACTGTCCACAGATACCGTTGGGGATAAGACAAAGACCTACTACACAAAGTCTGATGTGCGTTTGTCTGGCAATGCAAAGACCGCATTGCAGGCACTCGGTTTCAAGTTCATTGCTACTGCCCCGGCAGTTACAAGACCTTACTAAAGGAGGGATAAAACAATGGCTGATAGATGGGAAGATGGTATTTTTGGTAGAGTTTCCAAAGAGGATTGGCTGGATGTAGGCAGCCATGTCCCGACACGGCAGAATGATCCGATTGATGGTCTGTTCGGTGATGTGAAAACGGATAATCTGGTTGCAAAGTGGGAAAGCATTGCAGCAGAGTATTCCATCCCGGTGATGGCACAGTTCCACGGTTTTGATACCGAGGCGCAGAAAACTCTCCGCGTTCCGATTGATACCCACAACATTGAAAAGGGCCTTATCAAGGTAAAGATCAATCAGAGTGAAAGATTGCGTGCGCTTACACGTGCAGGCGTACAGGGTGATCAGGCACTGTATGATTATGTATTGCAGGATGGTATCAGACTTGCAGACCAGGTTATCACCCGTACCAAAGTTGCAAAGAATGAACTGCTTGCTACTGGTAAGGTAACGATCAAGGAAAATAATCTGGATTTGACCGTGGATTACGGTGTTCCGGCAGAGCAGACCGCTTTCAGCCTTGATTTGACACAGGATGCAGATGTTGCAAGTCAGATCCAGGCAATCATTGATTATGCTACCGACAAGGGTATCACGATCAATGGTATGGTTACTTCCAAAAAGAACCTCACAAAGATGCGGAACAACAAGTATTTGCAGACCGCAATCAATGGTAATATCGGCGCAGGTGCGCAGTTGAGAACTTCACAGCTTGAAGATTATCTGTCTGATGAGTTCGGTATTGATACTGTTGTTACCAACGATCTTACCTATGGTGCAAGTTCTATTCTGGATGCTACTGGCAGACCTGTGGTTGATCAGAAGAAGTATTTCCCGATTAACAAGGTTACGTTCTTTGCAAGCAATCCGGGTGGAAAGCTGGGTACTGGCTTGTGGGGTGATGCGCCGGAGGCTGATGTTAAGTCCTTTATGAACGTAAGCGGTTCTACTGTTTCTCCGTATGTGTATATTACACAGTGGGCAGAAAATGATCCGGCAGTTCTGTGGACAAAGGCAAGTTCCCTGTTCATGCCTGTACTGTATAATCCGAACAGCCTGTTTATCGCTACTGTTCAGGGGGCATAAAATATGAGATATGTTGTTGTGGAATCTTTCTCCGATATGCAGGATAGTGGCTACACTTACAAACCTGGGGATGCATTCCCCAGGGGCGGCATATCAGTAGGCAATAGCAGACTTGTGGAGTTATCCACAGCAAGTAATAAACTCGGCAGGGCGTTGATCAAGAAGGTGGAAGTGGAAACGGCGGCCCAGGTAACAGGCACGAAATCGGGGGTTGCCGTAGAAACTGATGAACCGATAAAGGCGGCTGATGTGGTGGATGTTCCACCACAAGATCCGTCTGAAAGTGAGAATAAGCCACGCCGGGGGCGGAAGAAAAAGAATTGATAAGGGCGGTGTTGATATGCTGGGAGTGATTTGTGCAGAAATCAAAAATTATTTTACCTATGATGGTGATAAGCATTTTGGTGACTTCACGATTGAAAACGGTATGATCACGCCGTCTTTTGATATTCAGACCGACTATATCAGGATTGTTGGAAGTCATAAGAATGATGGCGTGCATAAACGTGGTGAAAAGGGCTTTGATTTGACCGATGAGGGGCCGTTTCACGGTGCAGTGTGGGTTATGTCACCTCCTGCTGATTTTCTTGCGCTGGCGGCTGAAATTGAGGCGTGGCAGGCAAAGAATGGTGGGTTGGATAGTCAGGCAATGTCACCGTATAATTCAGAGTCATTTGGTGGATATTCCTATTCAAAATCTGCTGGTGGTGGTACTACAGGGGGCAGTGCAAGTGGTTCAGCCTCCTGGGTTGCTGCTTATAGTGGAAGATTGAACATTTACAGGAGGATCAGATTATGAGCCTCTTGATGGATGCAATGGAAAGTTGCACGTTACTGGATAAGACAACAACGGCAGATGGTATGGGCGGTTATGTCGTATCATACAAAGATGGTGCGCCGTTCAATGCGGCTATAGTGTTAAACAGTTCGATGCAGGCACGTGTGGCAGAACACGATGGGGTTACGGCATTATATACCGTAACAACTACAAGGGTGTTAAACTTGCAGTTTCACGATGTGTTTAGGCGTGAAAAGGATGGAAAGATTTTTCGTATTACATCCGATGGGGATGATAAATATACCCCGGCTAGTGCAAGCCTGGATATGCGGCAGGTATCGGCGGAAGAATGGAGTTTACCAGCATGACAGTTGCACAGGTATTAAATAATTTTTGGAACAGTTTTGGTTTGCCTGCCTATGATGAAAATACCGTGCCGGATAATGCAGTAATGCCGTATATAACCTATGAAGTGTCAGATTCCTTTTTTGGGGCGTTATCGGATATGTCGCAAAGTGCGTCTATCTATTACAGAACTACTTCCTGGGTTGATATCACTGAAAAGGCTGATAAAATTGCAGAATTTATCGGGCGTGGTGGCAGGATGCTTGCTGTGGATGGTGGTGCAATCTGGATCAAACGTGGAAACGCCTGGGCGCAGAGAATGCCGGAAACGGCTGATAGAATGGTGCGTAGAATAGTTCTAAACTATGAAGTCGAATATATCAAATAATAGGAGGTAAAAAAAATGAAGTACACACAGATTCCTGCTGATACATTTGAAACTTTGCAGATGAACGCAGGTATTATGCTTACAGACTTTGATCCGTCTGATGGATCATTTGATAGCACTTATTTGCTGGGTGCTACTACTGGCGGTTTGTCTTTCCAGGATAGTATGTCTTTCAAGGATTTTGGTGAAGATATTGATAACTGCCCGAAGAACATGAAGGAACTGAAAAAGCTGGATCAGCACGATGTGAAGATCAGCGGAACGCTGGTTACGATGAATCCGAAAACAGCACACCTGCTTGCAGCAGCAGCAGATGTGGATGCACAGGATGAATCACATATCGTTCCCAGAAATGATCTTGATATTAACAACGATTTTCAGGATATCTGGCTTGTGTGTGACTATTCCAGCGTAAACGAGGGTGATAATGCCGGATTTGTTGCAATCCATCTTATGAATGCGCTGAATACAGGCGGTTTTCAGATTAAGACCAGCGACAAGGCAAAGGGGCAGTTTTCTTTTGAGTTTACCGGGCATTATTCGATGGATGCACAGGACACCGTACCGTATGAACTGTATGTTCGTGCTGGAGAAGAACCGACACCGACTACACCCAGTATCACCCTGGATAAAAAAACACTTGCATTGACCGTTGGCGGTGATGCAGGATTGCTTTCCGCAACTACCGTGCCTGCCGGACAGACAGTGACATGGACTTCCAGTGATGATGAAGTTGCTACTGTGGAGGCTGGTGTAGTATCGCCTGTGGCGGCTGGTACTGCTACAATCACAGCAAAGATCACTGTTGACGGACAGGATTACACTGATACTTGTGCAGTTACCGTATCATAATAAACCACATAATAAGCCGGGTGGGGATAATTGCCCTGCCCGGTTATAATAAAAAAGGAGATTATAGATATGAAAAAATTGTCAGATTATGAAGGTGATGAAGCGATTGAATTATGGGCAGATTTGATCGAACCGCTTACAAAACTGCTTGCAGATGAAGAGGTGCAGAAGATCTATAAGTCAGGGATGCCCAAACTTATGATCGCAAAGGAAATACTGAAAGCGCACCCGGCGGAAGTTACAAATATCTTGCAGAGAATTGATCCCGAACCGATTAACGGTCTGAATATCATTACCAGGTTTGTGGGTATTATCACAGATATCAGTAATATGCCGGAAATGCAAAGTTTTTTTGGTGCTGCGGCGCAGGGAGAAGAACAAACGATATAATGCGTGTGTACTGGCTTGCCTATGGTGAGTACAGAGGGCGTAGAAATATAAGACCATTTTTACGGTATGTCATTGCACGGTTGGATGAAGAAAACCGGGAAATGGCATACCGTATTTATGTTACACAATCCTTGCAATATGCGCCGCAAAATAAATACATAACAAAGTCATACTATGATATGATTTATCCAAAGCCGGAAGATAACCGTTCAGCAGAGGAAATAGCAAGCGATATTATTGATAAGGCTGGATTGATAATGAGGTAGTGCAGATGAATGTTATTGAAATTTTTGCAAAATTTTTAGTTGATACAAAGGATCTTGATAAAGGTCTTGATGAGGCTGAAAAAAAGGCAAGTAGTGCTGGTAGTGTTCTGTCCGGCATAGGTAATGGATTACTGGGATTGGGCAAGTTAGGGGCCGAGGCAATGGGTGCGGCTGCTGTGGCTACAGGCGCACTTGCTAAACAGGCTACAGATGCTTACAAGGAATTTGAGCAGCTAGAGGGCGGTGTAAAGACGCTTTTCGGTGATACTACTGCTATCTCTAATTATCGGCAGGAATTAGAGGCAATGGGATTGGCAGAGGCTGAAATCAATGAACGAATGGCTGAATATACTGATCCTGTTTCCGCTACTGTTATGGAAAATGCTGCCAAAGCATACCAAACAGCCGGAATGTCTGCCAATGATTATATGAATACCGTTATAGGTATGGCAGGGGCATTGAATAAAGCCACAGGGGATGTGGAGGAATCGTCCAGGTTAGCTGATCTTGCAATCATTGATATGTCTGATAACGTGAATAAGATGGGTACATCTATGGAAAGCGTACAGAACGCTTATCGTGGGTTTAGCCGTGGAAATTTCACGATGTTGGATAACTTATCACTTGGATTTGCTGGTACAAAGGAAGGTATGCAGGAGTTGTTAGACTCTGCAAAGGCTATATCCGGCGTAGAATATGATATTGAATCCTATGCTGATATTGTAAACGCAATCCACGTGGTACAGGAAAATATGGGTATTGCCGGGACCACAGCAACGGAGGCAGCAGATACTATTTCAGGTTCCGCCGGGGCAATGAAAGCTGCCTGGGATAACCTTGTTTTGGGTATTGCTAATCCTGATGCAGATTTAGGCAAGCTGATAGAAGCAGTTGTTGGTAGTGCAGAGGTTGCGTTGCAGAATGTACTTCCTATATTTTCACAGGCACTTACAGGCATAGGCAATCTTGTGCAGGCGGTTGTGCCGATTATCTCCCAGGAATTGCCGGGGATCATTGAAAGCGTTCTTCCGCAGATCTTGAATGCAGCCATGTCCTTGCTGGAAGGTGTTACGGCAGCATTACCCGAACTGATCAAGATTATCACAGATCAAACACCGTTGCTTATTGATAGTATTAAGATGATATTGGATGCTATCATAGCAACATTGCCGGATTTATTGGGTGCATTCACAGATGCAATCCCTCCGTTAATACAGGCTATAGTGGATATTTTAGCCAATAATATGCCGATGCTGGTACAGGCTGTGATTGATATGATCACGCAGTTGGCAAGTTCTATATCTGATATTCTGCCGAATTTGATTGTGCAAGCAACAAATCTGATAACTAAAATTGTGCTTGTGCTTACAGATCCGAATAATATAACGGCAATCTTACAGGCTGGTGTGGATATCGTTCTGGCACTGGTACAGGGATTATCCGATGCCATGCCTATACTGCTGGATGCGTTGCCGATGGTAATTGATAATATCGTGGATGCAATCGTGAATGGCTTGCCTATTCTGATTGAAGGTACTATCACACTTGTTACAGGCATTGTGAACCAGTTGCCGAATATCATACGGAAATTGTCGGAGAAAATACCACAGATTATCTGTTCTATTGTTAGTGCGATCACGCAAACACTGCCGCAACTTATCCAGGGAATTATTGAACTGGTAAATGCTATGGTACAGGCCCTGCCCGAAATCATTTCTGCATTGATTGATGCATTGCCGGAGATTGTTTCCGCAATAGTGGATGCACTGGTTGTGTCGCTGCCGTTGCTTATTCACGGATTGATAGATCTTGTGATTGCGCTGGTGGATGCCCTGCCGGAGATCATGTATGCAATGATTGATGCAATGCCTACGGTTCTGGAAATGATCATAAATACATTGATGGAAAATCTGCCGTTGCTGATTGCTGGTATTATTGAATTGCAAACGGCACTGTGGGATCATTTCCCGGAGATTATGCAGGTACTGTTTGATCTTATTCCACCGATGTTTGAATCTCTTGTGGTACAACTTACACAGAACCTGCCTATATTGCTTGTGGGTATTGTAAACATTCTGGAAGTAATTGGGAAAAGTCTTGTTGATGGTGTTTCTACAATTTTCAATAAAGTTACAGGTGCTATCGGTGAATGGTGGAACGGTCTGAAAACGGATATAGCCGGGGCCTATGATGAGTTCATGAAAGATTTTGTTGAATGGTTGCAGGATCTGCCAAATGGACTTGCAGAAAACCTTGAAGCGATGCTACAGAAAATCGTGGATTGGGAAAATGATGTTCAGGATTGGATCAAAAATGATCTGCCGTTCATTATTGATGGCATAATAAATTGGTTCAAAGATCTGCCTACAAATATCGGTCAGTTTTTCACGGATATATACGACAATATTATGCAGTGGGCGGCTGATATGATCGTGATGGCGGAAGAAGAAATCCCGAAAATCATTGATGAAATTGCAAGTTTCTTTGAAGAACTACCGAGCAAGGCGATTGAATGGGGTGCTGATATGATCAGCAATTTTGTGGATGGTATAAATTCTATGTGGGATCAGGGCATAGAATCCGTAAAGAACTTTGCACAGGGCATTGCTGATAATATCGCCTTTTCGGAGCCAAAAGATGGGCCGTTGTCGAACTTCCATACCTATGCACCAGATATGATGAATCTGTTTGCAGAGGGCGTTCGTGAGAATACGGATGTAGTTACAAGTGCAGTACAGGATGCGTTTGATCTTGCAGGTGCTATCAAAGGCAATATGCCTACTATGGGCGGAAATATAAGTGGAATGCCGGGATTGATAACGCCTACTGCTGGTAAGGATCTTACAGTTGTTTTGCAAGTAAATGAAGAACAGTTAGGGCGTGTGGTTTATCGGCTTAATAATGATCAGGTGCAGCGTGTGGGTGCAAATCTTGAAGGGATGGTGAGTGCATAAATGTTCACGATTGATGGAATAACATATAATGTGTTCTGTGATATTGAACGGCAGGTGGAAATAAAGGGCAGCGATTTATCAGGGATGCTATTGAACAAGAGAAATTTTAAGGATGTGCTGGGTAGTTATATCCAGTACACCATTTCAATGGCAATCCCGGTTACTGAAATGGCAGCGTATGCGGAACTTTATGAAAAGCTGACAGATCCTGTGGCAACACATCAGATCACTATGCCGTATAACAACACCACAATCACTTTTGACGGAACGATCGAAACGGTATCTGATAGATATTTCAATAAGTCAAACGATATCAGTAAGGGGGTATGGCGTGGAACACAGTTCACAGCAATCGGGGCCACGCCGATAAAACTGCCAGTATGATCATAAGAATAAATAACACAGATTATGATAGAATACGTAAGATTGATTTTGCGCCGGAAACGGATATTATAGGTAAAACTGTGCCTGTAAATCGGTTCGTTGTGGAATTGCAAACGGATGATGATATCCAGCCGAATACCCTTGCGTACTTCCTGGGGAATAGTGCGGAAATCTATGCGTATTATTGGATCACGGACACAATCAAAATCGAAAAGAACTGGATAAAGATTGTGGCACAATCAACAATGGTACTTCTTGACAGATATACAATGCCTGCAAAGATGTATGATGGTACAGATACGTTTGCTGATGTGATTGATGAGATATTCTATCCTATACAGAATATATTCCCAGGCATGACGATTGTAAGCGTAGATAGTAGTTTTGCAAGCACAGTTATTAATGGTTATGCGCCGGAACAGAGTGCAAGGGATCGTCTTTTATGGGTGCTTTTCTGTGCAAGGGCCTATGTAAAATCGTTTTTCAATGAATATACAGAAATACTCCCGGTTGATACTACAGAAACGCTGATCCCGGCAGAAAAGACGTTCTGGAAACCTGAAATTGATACGATTGATTATGTTACAGAAATAAAAATCCGTGCCTATACTTACACGCTGACAACTACAGATCCGGCACGTACGGATAAGTTTGTGAATATTGGGAATGATGTGTATATCGAAACTTCACAGGATTTTTCTTTACGCAATCCGAATATTCCTATAACCGTTGCTGAAAATGTTGTTACATTGCAAAAGAATACGCTGGTAAATAGCAATAATGTAAATGCTATCCTGGCAGATCTTGCAGCATATTACTTTAACAGATATACCGTTTCCGCTGACGTTCTGAATGATAGCGAATATTTGCCCGGTGAAAAGGTGATTGTAAACAATACGGAGAACCTTTATTCAGGATTTATAAAAAGTGCAAAATTCAGTTTCGGACACGCCACAAAATCAAGGATTGAAATGCAAGCCACGAATCCGATTGAAGCCGGAACATTAACGATTGAGTGTGTTTATGATAATACAGTTCTTGCACAATTTGAATATTTACTTCCTGTAGGTTATGCGTTCAGCATTGAAAATGAATATCTTGATTTGTATAATGACGGTGTACGCACGATTTACAGACCAGTAAATGCACAGGCTACAGGAACAGTAGTGAGTGGTGGTACAACAATTCAAGAGCCGTATGAAGTGGCTGTGGTTGCGGAAAATGGAATTGTTCAGCCATTGATTGTGGAAAGCGTTTCTGAATCTGATGAAATTGTTTCGATAGCATAGGAGGTATGATATGGCAAAGAATATAACGATCCGTGAAGGTGATACATCCAAACAGTTTACTGCTAAAAAGCTGAAAATGAACCTTGTTGGCGGTGGCACGACAAACTTTATCCCGGAAGATGAGGCCCTGGATTATGTGGATATAAAGGATCACGAGTTCAAAGAAAATGGCACGTTCAATCCGTCTGATTTTAATGCTGATGCGTTCGGGCAGGTGAAGATAAGTATTCCGGCAAATGTTAAGGAAAAGACATTTACAAAAAATGGTACATTTAATGCAAGTGCTGACAATGTGCTGGGATATAGCAAGGTAACGATTGCCGTGCCGGGTGGCGGTGGCGGTGGTCCTTATACGGTGCGGTTTTTCGATAGTGAAAATAACATTATTAAAACAGATGCAAACGTACCATATGACGGAAGAGTATCTTGTACCATTTTGGATGGCACGGTGAAGGATGGGCAGTATTTTATCGGGTGGAACCCTGCGCCAGAGAAAGTACGTGGTGATATGAACTGCTATCCAACATATGGTGATTATATAATTGATCCTACAGATATACAGGATAGTTGGGAAACGATTTGTGCAGACGGTGGTGCGCATTATCCTATTTTGGCGAAAAAACCGCTAATTATCAACATATATAATGACGAATATATGAATGAATATAATTCTTTTGATGGTATATCGAAGGGCGCAAAGTTTATCAGAGCATCCAATCAATTAAAAAGTCTGTGGGCTCCCAATTATTTTTTAATCAATTCAGATCCGGATTACCATTATGTTATCGCTAAAGTGCAGTGCCATATGATAAAGGTTGCGGAAGGTGAGGACGGCTCACATTCCACGTGGATAAGTACGGGAATGGCACACCTTATACCATATGATGGGAGAATGTTGCGAGGACAACTTAACGGCACGGGCATACGCAACTCTCTAATGACAACGTACCCGCAGATTAGTTCCTATCCGAATGAATCATTAAGCGTGGACTATGGAGATAGCGCAATAAGGTATTTTTTGGAAACAATATTATTCAGAAAGTTGCCTACTGCGTTAAAAGAAAATATAAAAGCCGTGCATAAAAGTTATAAGGGTGTTGCAAATGAATCGGTACAACCCAAAACGCCACTTGATAAAGAAGTGCTTGCTACAGTTTGGGCGTTATCGAGAAAAGAACTTCATACGTTCATAGACAACAATTTGAGCGTATCGGGGGCGTGGGATGAAGAAATAAATGGAATAGATTATTCACTTCAATATATGCCAAATTATAATACGGCGTACGCAGGTGCGAAAACATACTTGCGGTCAATGTTTAATTTTACAAGTACAAATGGTTGGACTAACAGTTTATCGTGTATGAATTTCAACAACTTAAAGTTGGAAAACACGCAAGAAATAAATGATGATACGAGGTATCTTTACGTGCCGTTCGGGTTCTGCTTGTAAAATAAAATTGTAAAGAGTGTGGGCGTGTGATAAAATGCAACTAGGAGGGGCATAGGCTATGGAATACATTATCACGGCACTAATCACAGGCGGTTTATCGCTGATCGGGGTGGTTATCAGCAATATTTCAGCCAACAAAAAGATAGAAATGCAGTTGATGAATGCACAGGCGGTGGCGGATGTTAAACTGGAACAGTTGACGGATGAGGTGCGGAAACATAACAGTTTTGCAGACAGGATCACAACACTTGAAGTCAAGGTAGATGCGTTGGAAAGGGGAGTAGCCAACAAATAAATCATTTTATAAATATTCCGCCAGAAAACCCACGTTGTCTTTAGACCGTGGGATGAATGGCGGTCCTGGTTAATGTTTTACCAAAATCCTTGTATATCAGTAAAACATATTGGAGGTATATG